TCCGACTACCGCTACGTGGCGCTCACCGACTACGACCGGATGCCAACGGACATCGACGGCGAGGGCAGCGCGTTCGCCCTGGGCCTCAAGCGCACGACCACGTTCCTGAGTCGCGGCATGTGCCTGGTCGAGTCGAGCCCCGGCTACGACCTGAACGACCCCAACTGGTCACCGATCACCCCGCATGAGGCACCGCCCGCCGAGGGGATCATGGCAATTTACAACCGCAGCGACCGCAGGCGCTGGTACTGGAAGTGCCCCGACTGCCGCGAGTGGTACGAGGCCGCGCCGGGGGTTGAGCTGTTCAACCTGCCGCCGACCCAAGAGTTGATTGAAATGGTGCGCGAGGCCGACATCGACAGTCTGTCAACTCACTATGCCCACGTGGTGTGCCCGCATTGCGGCAGCATCATGGACAAAAAGCACAAGCATCATCTAAACATGACCGGGCGCTGGGTTATCGACGGTCAGACGCTGGATGCTGATGATCAATTAAGCGGCAACGCGCTGACATCGAACATCGCTGGCTATTGGCTGGGTGGTGTTGCCGCCGCATACCAGCCCTGGAAGTCGCTGGTCATGCGCTACATGCAGGGCCTACGCGAGTATTCGCTGACCGGCTCTGAGCTGACACTGAAAACCACGGTCAATACCGACCAGGGGATGCCATACCTGTCGATGCTGCTGCAAGAGGCGGCGAACGGTGGCGCGAGCCCCGCTGACCGCGCTGCAAATGACAACGCCCGGTACATGGTGCCGCCTGAAACCCGGTTCCTGACAGCTGCCGTTGACGTGCAGGGTGGTACCGGTGCGCGGTTCGTGGTGCAGGTTCACGCGCATGGCATCAACTTTGAAAACTGGCTGGTTGACCGGTATGAAATAAAGGAATCCAAGCGCGAGGGCATGGGCAGCGAGTTCGCACCCATTGACCCAGCCAGTTATTCCGAAGATTGGGATCAGCTCACGGAGCGCGTAGTGCGCAGCACCTACCGAACCGACATCGAAGGGGTCGAGCTACGTATCAAGATGGTCGCAGTTGACTCTGGTGGTGAAGATGGTGTAACCGACAAGGCGTATGCCTGGTTTCGCCGCCTGCGCAAAGAAGGTTTGCACAAGCGGGTCATGTTGGTCAAGGGGGCACCTGCCAAGGGTGCGCCAATCCTCAAAGAATCGTGGGTTGGCAACCGAAACAACCGCGAAAAAGGCGACATCCCGTTGTACCTGCTGAACACCAATCTGTTGAAGGATGCTGTGCAGTCAGGTATTCAGCGCAAGGTGCCTGGCCCTGGTTTCTACCACTTCCCAGCACCAAAAAGCTCAAAGAACCCCGGTGGCTGGTTACCACAGAGCTTCTTTGATGAGCTTGGGGCCGAGGTTCGCGGCAAGGACGGTATCTGGAGCCAGATTCGCAAGCGCAATGAGTCGTTCGACTTGTGCTGCTACAACCGGGCGGCTTGCCTGCGCCTGGGTGTGGACAAGATCAAGAATTGGGATCGGGCACCGGCCTGGGCAGCTCCGCTTGCTAAAAACAGCGAAATCATGAGTTCTGATGAGCGCCGTGAAATGAAGGACAACACCATTGTTGGCGAAATTGCGCCAGCAGTGCAAAAGCCGCCTGAACAGCAGCTGCGACGAAAACCAGCACGCCGCATGGTTCGGTCGAGCTACATGAATTAGTCTGAAATCTTGCCGTTGGCAAAAAACGACCCGCCGAGGCACTATCACCCAGCAAGTAACTACGCTGGAACCTCATGGCTGTAACCCAAACCGATATTGACACGCTGAACGCAGCCATCGCAACAGGCGAAAAGGCTGTGATTCTCGACGGTCAAAGCATCAGTTACCGCTCCATCAGCGACCTGATTGCAGCTCGCAACGACCTGCAAGAGCAGCTTAACCGGGCATCGGCCTTGGTCAACAACAAGCGTAGGCCCAAGCGGGTCGGTATGTATTACGCTGGCCGGGGGTACTGAGTATGGCAAAGCGCATCACGAAGTCTGACAAGGTGCTGAACCGGTCAACCCTGGCCGAATTCAAGGCACTCTATGACGCGGCAGGGTACGGTCGCCGCATGAAGGGTTGGACACCGCCATCGAGCGGCCCGAACAAGGCCATCGTGGGTTTGCAGAATATTCGCAACCGTTCGCGTGACGCTTCGCGCAATGATTGGTCAGGTGAGTCGTTGACGCAAAAGTGGACAACCAACTTGATCGGGGTCGGCATCACGCCGCGCTTCAAACGCATCAAGGACAAGGTTCGCAAGGTCGAAATCAACGACCTTTGGGAAGACTTTGTTGCCCATTCTGACGCTGATGGCGTGCTGAACTACTACGGTCAGCAGACCCTGGCCGTGCGCAGCTGGATCGAGTCGGGCGAGGTCTTTGCTCGCCGCCGCTACCGCCGCGCCAACTCAGGTTTGATGGTGCCCATGCAGGTTCAGCTGATTGAGGCTGAGTTTGTGCCCTTGATGGACGCAGACACCTGGCCGGGGATGCCGAAGGGTCACACCATTCGCAGCGGCATCGAGCTGGATCGTTCACAGCAGCGTGTGGCCTATTGGGTTCACAAGTCGCACCCTGGCGACGGCCAAGTCACGATCACGGGCGACATGCTGGTGCGCGTGCCTGCCAGCGAAATGCGCCACGTGTTTGAGCCCAAGCGCCCCGGCCAACTGCGCGGTGTTTCTGCGATGGCATCAATCCTGGCGCGACTGCGCAACATCAATGACTACGATGACGCGGTGCTTGAGCGCCAGAAGCTGGCGAACCTGTTCGTGGCGTTTGTCACCCGCACCATGCCGGGGCTCGACAGCGAGGTTGACATCGACCCGCTGACGAACCTGCCGATTGAGTGGAATGGTGGCGAGCCGCTGGCCGGGATGCAACCGGGCATGACCCAGGAGCTTGATCCGGGCCAGGACGTGAAGTTTGCCAATCCCCCGGAGGCAGGCACGATGTACAGCGAGTACATGCGTACCGCGAACATGGGCACCGCCGCCGCCGCTGGCATTCCCTACGAGGTCTTCTCAGGTGACATCGCCAACGTGTCCGACCGGACGCTGCGCGTGATCATCCAAGAGTTCAGGCGCTTCGCTGAACAGCGCCAGTGGCAAATCATCATCCCGATGTTTTGCCAGCCGGTGGTCGAGTGGTTTGCCGAGGCAGCTCGCGTGGCCGGTCACATCAGCGATGCTGAATTCAATGACGTTCGCCGCGCCGAGCACGCGCCTCACGGCTGGTCGTATATCCATCCAGTGCAAGACCCACAGGGCAAGGCTCTTGAGGTCAGCAGCGGGTTCCGCAGCCGCTCCAGCGTGATTGCCGAGCGCGGTGACGACCCGGAGTCAGTCGATGACGAGCGCAAGTCAGACAAGGATCGTGAAGACGCGCTTGGGTTGACACCCATCGCGCCGGTCGAGGCCAAGGGTAAGCCTGCACCCAAAGCGCAAGACGACGAGCAAGACGACGAGCAAGACGACGAGCAAGACAACAAATCAACCAACTAACCATGAGTCTGACGATGGATTTTCAACAACTTTTCTTGGCTCTGATAGGTGGATGTTGCGTTGTTTTGGGCTGGTTCAGCCGAACGCTTTATGACGCTACCCAGGCGTTGCGTAAAGATTTATCGAGCCTTGAGATTCAGTTGAATCGTGAGTATGTGAGGTATGACCGATTGGCTGATGCATTCAAGCCAGTAATGGACTCATTGCAAGAAATCAAAGCTACTTTGGCTGGAAAGGCTGACAAATGAGACTTTGGAACTCGCAGAGGCTATTGCAAACATCATGAATAAGGCATTTCCAGAGGGTGATTCATCTGGTCATCGGATTCATCATGAAATGGCTATCAAGGCAGCAGAGGCAAAAGCCGAGTTTTGGGAAAAGATGCGCTTTGAGATATTTCGCTGGGGTTTGATTGGGTTTATTGGGTGGGTTGTTGTGTCGCTTTGGAAAGCAGCTTTATTGGGGCCGAAATGAGTGAATATGAAAACTACCTGGCGCGTGCAAAGGCATTTTGGGATTTCTGGAGTTGGGCATGAGAACCAGTGATAAAGCCAAGAAGCGCCTCAAGGAACTTGAAGGTTTCAGGGGCAGGGCGTACCAATGTAGCGCGGGGGAGTGGACGCTGGGGTACGGCTTTACGCTGGGGGTGCGCGAAGGCGACACCATGACCCGCGTTGCGGCTGATCTTCGACTTGATGATGAGTTAGTTTCCTACGAGCAGGCAGTGTGGTCTGCTACGGGCGGCAACGTCACCCAGGGTGAGTTTGACGCGATGGTTTCACTTGCCTGGAATATCGGTATTTCCGCGTTCAAAAAATCGACCGTTGTCAAAGCGCATAACCGGGGTGACAAGACCGCCGCCGCACGTGCTTTTGGGTTGTGGAACAAGGTTAAGGGTAAGGTCAACAAGGGCCTGGTGCGCCGACGCGCTCTTGAGGCAGCTTGGTACCTTGAGGCTGACAACGTCAATGCGTTCGCTGAAATGCCGCAGCGAGTTGACGAACCGAAAGCCGTTACCTCAAGCACAACAGTCATTGCCGGTGGAACCGCCGCTGTTGCGACCGTGGCTCAGATTGCCGATCAGGTCAGCGCTGTCAAATACAGCATTGATGGTCTTGGTGATTGGCTCGTTCCTGTCCTCCTGGTGGTAACACTGGTTGCAGTGGGTTGGGTTATTTACGAGCGGTTTAACAACCGTGACCGGGGCGCAATATGAGTGAACTTTTTGCCACAGCCGGTCTAGTAATTCTCGCAATCATCGCCATTGGCACGCTGTTCGGCTGGATTGATTGGCGTGGATAAGCAATGAACCTCACGCTGATTGTCGCCGCTGCATCAGGAGTATTTGCCTTTTTTGTCGGCTTCGGCGCGGCATGGCAAATGCAGGGCGCAAACATAACTGAAATGGAGTTGGCACATGCACAACAACGAATCGAAACAGCTAGGGTTAACCGGGTCACAGCTGAGAGAGTTGCGGGACAGCTCGCGCAAGCGCAAGCTCATGCGACAGCTGGCGCTATACAGCTTCGCGCTGAGCTTTCTACTGCTGTTAATGCTGGTAACGGGTTGCGCATCGCAACCGGTAGTGCAGTGCGAGCCGCCGCCACCGATCCCGCCATATGTTCTGACACAGCCGCTACCCTCGGAGAGCTATTTGACGACAGCTCAAAAGCGTATGGAGAGTTGGCAGAAAAGGCTCAGCGCCACACCATCGACATCGAAGCCTTGATGACGCGCCAGCGATAGCCTTGATCTGAAATCTTGCCGTTGGCTTATACGCGAGTTTGCCAACAGAATTCAAACAATTGTGAAGGAATTGTGATGCGTAAAACTTGGTACAACGTGAAAGCCGCCGCAGCGGGAAATCCTGCGACGATTTCCATCTTTGATGAGATTGGAATGTGGGGCATCACGGCCAAAGACTTCATCGCATCGTTTCGTCAGATCACTGAAAACGATGTCGTGCTTGAGCTGAACACCCCCGGTGGTTCGGTGTTTGACGCGCTTGCAATGTTCAATGCCATGGCGACATCTGGCAAAAACATCACCGTCAAGGTGATGGGCATCGCGGCCAGTGCAGGCAGTTACCTGGCGATGGTTGGCAGCAAAATCGTCATGCCTGAGAACACGTTCATGATGGTTCACAACCCGCTGAACGTCATCTATGGCAACGCCGCTGAAATGCGCGAAATGGCTGACGTGCTTGACAAGTTGGGCGACAGCCTGACGGCGACCTACGTGGCTCGCACGGGCAAGAGCGATGAGGATATTCGGGCGCTGCTGGCAAACGACACCTACATGACAGCCGCTGAGTGCCTTGATCATGGGTTCTGTGATGAGGTCACCCCTGCTGTCACCGCGACTGCCAAGTTTGAGCGCGAGCACCTGCCTGAGAACATCCAAGCGTTGTTCAAGGCAGTTGAGCCTGAGCCGGTCGCTGAGCCGGTCGCTGAGCCGGTCGCTGAGCCGGTCGCTGAGCCGGTCGCTGAGCCGGTCGCTGAGCCGGTCGCTGAGCCGGTCGCATTTGCTGACCAGGTACTGGCCCTGGCAACCGAAGCTGGCATGGCTGAGTTTGCCCCGGCGATGGCTCTTGACCTGAAGTTGGCAACTGTCGAGTTGGTCAAGGCACGGCTGGCTGATGCCCGTGAGATTCGCTCCCTGTGCGAAGTTGCCAAGCAACCCGCCATGGCATCTAAATTCATCAGCACGGGTGTGTCCCTGGCTGATACCCGAACCGCGTTGTGCGAAGCGCTGGCAAGGTCTGACGACCAAGCTGGTGTGAACACGACTCAACCCAGCAGCGAAAAGCCGATTATTGGTACTTGCCAATCGGCTGTGAAAACGGCTGACATCTTGGCAAAGTACCGTACCAACATTAGGAGTAAGAAATGACAAATCTTGTCGAAGGTTTCCACACCGGTGAATACCTTGTTTCCGAGGCTGACGGCACTCTTAGCCGTGAGGAAGTGACTGTGACCCAAGCGGGTACCGCGCTGGTTTCTGGCACTGTGATGAGCATGTTGACCGCCACGGGCAAATGGGTGCCCTACGACGATGTTGGTACCGATGGTAGCGAAGTTGCTGCTGGCGTACTGTACACGCCTTGTGTTGCCGCTACGGGTGACCGTGAAGCAGTGGTGCATGTGCGTAACTGCGAAGTGTTTGGCGCTGCGCTGACCGGTTCCAACGCTGGCGCTGTCGCTGACCTCAAAGCACTGAACGTCATCGTTCGCTAATCATCAACCCTCACATTTGGAGAACTAAATGGCCTCTTTAGATATTTTCAACAATGACGCATTCAGCGTTCAGTCGCTCACAAAGGCCCTGAACGACATGCCTCATCAGCCTACCCGCCTGGGTGAGCTTGGCTATTTCAGCGTGGAAGGCATCACTTCCACAATGGTCAGCATCGAGAAGCAGGGCACCAGCCTGAGCTTGGTGCCTGCCGGTGAGCGAGGTGGTGTTGCCAAACCTGGTGCCAAGGAAAAGCGCACCTTGATCCCCTTCAAGTGCGTTCACTTGCCGCAAACCGGTGGTGTCAATGCTGACGAAGTGCAGAACCTGCGTGCCTTCGGCTCTGAAACCGAGTTGGAAAGCGTGCAGAACGTGGTGAACAAAGAGCTTCGCCGCATTCGCCGCAACACCGACGCGACCCTGGAATACCAGCGCATGGGTGCCGTGAAGGGTCAGATTCTGGATGCCGATGGCACCACGGTTTTGCTCGACCTGTACACCACGTTCGGTGTGGCTCAGCAGTCGCACTCGCTGATCTTGGGTACCGCTGCCACCAAGGTTCGTATCAAGGTGGTCGAAGCCAAGCGCAAGGTCGAAGCGGCCTTGGGTGGTATTGGTTACACCGGCCTGCGCGTGCTGTGCTCACCTTCGTTCTTTGACGCTCTGGTGGGTCACGCCACTGTGGAAGCTGCGTTCGACCGCTGGATGAACGGTGAGTTCAAGCGTGCTGACGTGCGTGAAGGGTTCTACTTCGCAGGCGTGTTTTGGGAAGAATACCGTGGCAACGTGAACGGTATCGACTTCATCGCTGCCGGTGACGCATACATGATCCCCGAAGGCGTGCCTGACCTGTTCGTGATGAACTTCGCGCCAGCCGACTACATGGAAACCGTCAACACGATGGGCATCCCCATGTACGCCAAGCAAGAGCCGCGTGCGATGAACAAGGGTGTTGACATCGACTCACAGTCGAACCCGTTGACCCTTTGCACTCGCCCCGCGGTGATTGTCAAGTTGACCGTGGCCTAAGATGCGAGCGGCATTTGAAAAAATGTCGCAGCGAGTCCTTACCTGTTTGGGTGAGGACTCCATTTTGCGAGGTGAAGTTGTCACTCCCCCTCGCAAAGTGAACATCAAGCATGGTGTCGCATTTGATGGATATGGTCACGGTAGTGTCGCCACACACGGTGACCTGGTGGTTACCAAATCAGTTGCCACAATCCTCAAATCTGACTCGCCGGTTGTCGGTAACACCCTGGTACATCCTGACGGTTCGTATGTACTCGACGTGCTGAGCGGTGAGACAACTTTCACGCTGCAATTTGTTCTGCGAAAAGGGGTCTGATCGTGGGGTTCAGCGTCAAGATTGACGTGACAGCCCTGGAGCGCGTGGCTGGCAAGCTCGACAACATCAGCGGGGCAGCGCTGGGTGATGCAACCCGCCGCGCCGTCAACGTGACTGCCGACAACGTGTACGACTTGGTGCGCCCCCGCATGATTGCAAATGTCAACCTGACCGATGAGTACGTCAGGAGTCGCATGGTGGTCAACCATGCAAAGCCAGGTGGCAAGGCTGAGGCTGTGATCACGGGCAAGGGTGCCAAGAACAACATGACCCAGCTCATCAACTATGACGCAAAGCAGTTGGTGCAACAGGTCAACCACACCAACGCGAGCATTCTTGCGGCAGGGCGGCAGTTCGGTAAGTGGCCTGGTTGGACAAAGCGCACGGGTGACGCAATGCGCGGAATCCCGGCTGACAAGAAACGCGCTGGCATGTCAGTGGCCGTCAAGCGCGGCTCTGTCAAGCGGCTTGAACACGGTTTTCTGATCCAGCTCGATAACGGCGCTGGCTTGGGCTTGGCAACCCGCAGTGCTGGGGCCAAGGGCAAGGGCAACTACAAGGTGCGCTACGGCCCATCGGTCTACCAGCTGTTCCGATACCAGGCATCGCAAGTGCTCGATGAGGCACGTGACGAACTTGAAACCAACACGGTCGCGCAAGTGGTCGAACTATTTGAAAAAGAACTCAGATGAGCACCTTTCACCAAGCCACAGAAATTGCAACTGAGCTGGCCGCACGGCTGGCAACCATCACGCTCGCCAATGGCTTCAACAGCGACATCGGCCTGAACGTGCTGCGTGGTCGCCGCCGCATTGATGACAACCAGGTGCCGTGCGCCGTGCTGATTGAGGGGCCTGACACCCCCAACTCAGGGCCGGGGAAATTACCTACTGTTGAGGTTGTGCAGAGCTACGTGCTCGTTGCCTACCACGAATGTGACCCGGATCACCCAAACGACAAGGGCCACGAATTGATCAAGGATTTGAAACGCGCCATTTTCTCGGATGGGGTCACCCTGGCTGGGCAAGTGAAGCGGGTTTACTACCGTGGCCGGGACATCGGGCCGAGGGGCGATGGTGTGGGGATCGTAAGCGCTACCGTTGAGATTGATGTTGATTTTGTCGAGGATTTAACCAATCCGTAAGTGAAATTTGACCGTTTGTAAATACCGTTGCGCGTGGACACAATTCTTTCGTCAGTGTCCATCTTGCGACATCAACTTTTTTGGAGATATTCATGACTGCTGCACGCGGATTTTTGGGCGCTGGTGACCTGTACATTGCCCGGCACAACCCTGCTATCGGTGCCTTTGAGGACTTTACCGGCCCGTTGGAAACGACCAAATTTGTAATCACCCCCAAGGTGGAACTCAAAGAAATGGTGTCCAAGGGCCGCGCATCCTACGGCCAGGTGATTGAATCGGTGACGATTCCTCAACCCTTTGAATTCACGGTGGATTTTGCCGAAGTCTCGGGTGACACGCTGGTAGCCGCCTTGCTGGGCACCAAGACCGACATCAACATCGGCTCGGGCACCATGACCGACCTCCCGGTTGTCATCAAGAAAAACGCTTGGGTTGACATCGGTCACATGAATATTGCGACCGCTGGCTTGTCTGTCAAGGACGCTACCGGTGTCACGACCTATGTGCTGGGCACCGATTACGAAATCAACTACCGCTTGGGTATGTTGAAGGTGTTGACAGGCAGTGCCGTTGTTGACGGCACGACCCTGGAAGTCACGGGTACCTACGGTGCTGTGACCGGTACGCAAATCGCGGGCGGCACACAAGCGCAGATTCGTGCCAAGTTCCGCTTCGACGGCAAGAACTTTGCCGATGGTCTGCCTTGCATCGTTGAGGTGTACGAGGCGGTGATTGCCGCGTCCAGTGCCTTCGACTTCCTGGCCGGTGACTTCGCCAGCGTGAGCCTGCCGGGTCGCTTGAAGACCCCTGCCGGCAAGACTGAACCCTTCGTGGTCAAACTGCTCGACGTGGCAATCTAATCGGTTGACACCACACGCTCCGCTGCCACAGCAGGGGCAATCAGCGGGGCTAGTCCCCGCTTTTTTATTTCCGAGGGTCTTTGAATGGCAACCGCAGCAAAACATGACGTACCGTTAACCCTGACCGTTGAGACGGTTGGCCTGGAGAGCATCAAGCAACTCAAGACGGACGTTGCCGCGCTGGGTAAGCAGGGTGCTGATGCGGTACCTGAGTTTGCCAAGCTGGGTGCTGAGATTGACCGGCTGGCTGATCAGGCCGCGCTGGTCACTGCGTTTGGGCGCTTGTCGGACGAGGTTGACCAGCTTTCTGCCGCACAGTCAACAGCCAGCACCCGGTCAAAGGAGTTGACCGACAAGTTGCTTGAGCAGAGTGCCGCAACCAACACGCTGCGAGCAACAGAGCTTGAAGCCAAGAAAGCTCTTGAGCTGGCACAGCAGGCTCTGTTTGAAAAGAAGCAGGCCCTGGCCGAGCTGAAAAACAGCACCAGCGACTACACCGCACAAGCTCGCATTCAGACCGCTGAAATCATCAAGGCCCGTGGTGAGATTCGTGAGCTGGGGCAGTCATACAAGGCCGCGAAAGCAGAGGCATCGGCGGCAGCTGCTACTGAAAAAGAGCTTGGCAACCAAGTCAAGACAACCACAGCAATCACCAGCGCGGCCAGCAAGAGCTTGAGCGAGCGCAGCGCAGCCCTGAACAGCACCAAAGGGGCCTTGACTGCCGCTGGTATTGCCACTGATGATTTTGCCGCTGCTGAGGCCGCTCTGACCGCTGCGCACACCAAGCTGACCGCCGAGGTTGCTGCAACCGGCCAGGCCCTGGCGAGCGCCAAGGCCAAGACCCAGGAAATGGCTGAGGCCGACCGCTTGCTGGCAATTGAGCAGCGGGGTCTTGCCGAGCTGTTTGAGAAGGGTCGCGTTGCGCTCATTGCCGAGGAAACTGCCTACCGTGAGGCGACCCGCGCATCAGCTGCCTACGCTGCCAACAAGGAAGCTGAGAATGCGGCTCGCGCCAGGGCTGATGAGCTGTGGCAGAAGGAAGCATTTGCAATTGTCGAAAACGCTGAGGCACGGGCGCGCAACGCACGGGAAACCAAGCTGCTGATTGAAGCACAGAACTTCCTCATTGCCCAAGATGCCGACGCGAAATGGTTAGAGGAAGCCGCAGCGCTGTCCAAGGTCAATGAGGCTGCATTCGCACTAAGGCGCGAAAAAGAACGACTTGCCGATGCCGAGCAGCAGGTGGCCAATGACGCAGCGCTGGCAACCGCAGCGCTGAAAAAGATTGATGATGCGGCACGGGAAGCTGGCGCAGGTATTGCGAACGCGCTGGGAACCGTTGGGGTTCGTTCAGCGACTGAAATTCGCATTGAAATTGACAAGGTGAAGGCGGCACTTAACTTGTTGAAGACCAGCGGCACCTTGGTTGGGCCAGAGCTGCAAGCTGCATTCGCCAAGGGTGGTTCCAAGATCAAAGAGTTGGAACGTGATCTGCGCGAAGCCAATGGTCAGATGACGCTCATCGACCGGACGGCACGCGCCTTCTCAGGGGCGATGGGGCAGTTCACTGTGGCGACCATTGCAGCGAACGCAGTGATGGCCCTGGCTCAGCGCGTGCAAGAGCTTGGCAGGGCGTTCATTGATGCTGTTGTGCAGGGTGACTCGATGCGCCGGGGGCTCAACGCCATCTACAAGGACTCAACCCTTGCAGCACAGCAGATGGATTTTCTGCGCAAGACGGCCATGGAAAACGGGGTTGCCGTGGGCGGTTTGACAACCGACTTTGTGCGGTTCAGCGCGTCCATGAAGTCGGCCAATATCCCGCTTGAGCAGAGCAACGCGCTATTCAAGGCATTGACACGCGCATCATCCTCACTTGGACTTGGCACCGAAGCGACCGCGGGTGCGCTCAACGCCTTGGGTCAGATGGCATCAAAGGGTGTGGTGTCGATGGAAGAATTGCGCCAGCAATTGGGCGACCGTCTT